CTTGATCAGGCTCTAAGTCTACATCAGGCACAGCTTGAGCAATATCTACATCTCGATACACTCCCTTCTGTTGAGCAGTCTCTACCTGATGCAAGGGTACAAATTCATCAATAGCAACCCCTAACGCTTCATCAATACTTGTAGCAACCGGATCAATCAAAAAGTTTTGAGGTAAAATAGGACGGAGCTTTACTAGTGTACGTGACGACTCCATCACTCCTACAGCAGTCATGTCTCCATCCATGATTGGCTGAGTAGCAGGACGGGTTTCAGTTATTTCTTCAAGAACTATTTCTCCAATCCCTGTGCCAAATACAGCAGAGTTAATTAAACATTCTGCAATACTTTTACGAGCATTCGCAAACTGCATGTCTTCAGTAAGTTGATTGCGGAGTAGTTGAATATCTTGCGGTTGCTGATCTGCAAAGTCATCTTTAATATCAAACCACTTTCCACGGCCAAATGTAGCTTCTTCTACTTCTGCAACAGATGACTCGACTGCCTGTTGTAAAGCAGGGCTAATTAAACGAGAGCGTTCAGAAGAGCGTAAAGAATCTTCTTCAGCCCAGATTCCTCTCCATAGCCGATAGTATTCATCGAAAGAGTATTGGTAGTTTGCTTCAAAGTGATCGCGCCATTGTTCACATTTTGAAATGACCCATCCCTCCAGAGATTGAAAGTCATTTGAAGTATCGCCGTAATTCATATTAATATCCTGCTACTGGGTCTAAGATTTCAAATTCATCGTATTCATAATCATAATGGTAAGCAACTTTTGCAAGTTGATCAATATACGCAAGCGCATCGACTAAGTCATCGTGAACTAATTGATTAGGAAATTGAAACAACTGATCTAAGAACTGTGCATTCCAATCTCCTTTATTAAGCTCAATTTGTCCATGTTCAAATCTTCCTTGAAGTCCCCATACAATTCTATCCGTCTTCTTTTTATTACCGTGAGTTAGTTCTTCGACTCTAAAAAACCTCTGCCCCGATTTCATTAGATCGGTCAGGTAAGGCAGTACCGCATTCTTTAATGCTCCTTTTTCTATACCAACCGCTACTGGTTGATAGTAATGAACAGCATCGAATATTTTTTTGGCGGTCTTTTTGATATCCCATCGTCCATGTACAATATCCGAAACCCACCATCCGTCTGTACTCACTTTAACAATTGCAATTGCAGTTTCATCTAACTTTTTATTTTTAGATTTGGTGGCTGACTCAACATTTGCAAAACCCGCGAGGTCAACCGCAATATAATAATCACCATCATCAGGTTCATCTTCATTAAACTGTACCCAATCTTCTTTGAATATTTCTGACCCCATTGCTTCAAACGATGCCATAAACTCCTGTCGAAAGGCGTAGGTAGACATACTTCGTTTAGCTGTATCAATTTCTGTTGGATCAAGAAGCGGGTTGTCGTAAGATGTAAAATGCCACGCTTTATATCCTTCGTCATCTCCGAGTTCGGCATAAGTAAAGAGTTCATAAAAATGATTCCTTCCCATTGGCGTACCAATAAATAATGCTTCACCCTTCTGGTCAGCAAGCGCAGGTCTCAAAATTTGTTCCCACACTGACGGCTTCATATCAGCATACTCGTCCATAACGAGAAACTTTAATGATACACCACGCATTGTTTCTGGCCGGTCTGCACCTTTTAAGGAAATAACACAACCATTGATCAACGTAATTTGTAAATTATTAATGTGAGAACTTTTAATTACTGGGTGCGCGAGTTCCAACAATGTAGACCACATAATATCTCGCGCCTGTCCTTGTGTCGGTGCAACATAAAACACATGCCCACGTTCTGTTTGTAGTCCATTAATAATTAATAACCATGCCGCAAGGCGAGACTTACCAGTACGCCGACCTGCCGCAACTATTTTAAATCGTGTCGGGTCTCCAAAAACATCTTGTTGCCACGGTAGTAGCTCAACATTCAATTCCATCAGGCGTTAATAGATGTGAAGAAGTTAGATACTTTATCGACAATTTTTCTGCCTAGTTTTCCTGCACGTAGCTCTAACAAAGATGAAAAACTTTCTGGAGGAATATCTTGCTTGCCGGTTACACGCCTGAAGTCAAATTTATTTTCATTAACATTGTAAGAAGACAGTTCAACTTTATCTCCAGTATTCCCGCCAATAAAAAATACTTCGTTATCTTTTACATCTGCAACAACTCCAACGTGGGCAACGCCAAGAGTTTTATCTTTTTTCCTTGCGTCTGCGCTATGATACTTAACCATAATGTCACCTGCTTTTACATTTTCAAGAGCAACACTTTCTCCTGCATTTGCATAAGCGGCGGCGCGGGTTTGAGCATAAGGGTCTTTAGTTTTTAAAAGCTTCATGGTATCAACACCAGAGTCTCGTAAAACTTGAGCAAGAAATGTAGCGCACCACGGAGTATCTCGTGCAAACTCTTCAGGAGTTTTTTCTTCGCCAAATCTTGACAATCCAATATTATCAAAAAATCCTCGAACAGCTTGAGCGCCTTCAGGCGTATCTTCTTTTATTCCTAAATATTTAACAGCCATGTCAGCAGGATTCTTAGCTGTTGAAATATCTGCGATTGCTTCTACTGAGGGAGGCTCTCCTCCTTTTATTTGGACATCTTCTGGAATTTCGGATGCTTCACCGTAAGCTCTAGGTATAAAAAAGTTTACAAGGCCCTGTCCTATTTCCATTATAGGATTCATAGGAGACGGTGCAGTAGGTTCAGGTTGTTCAAGCGGTTCAATTGCTTGATCTAAAGTTTGAGCATTTTTAGGAATTGGTTTGTCGAACTCTGACTCTAAAGACACCACAGTATCTTGTGGGGTATCTGGTAATAAAATATTTTGACCGCTACGTATTAAGTTAGGATTAGTAATTTCAGGATTAAGCGCTAGAATCTGATCAAGACTTGCCCCGCTTGTCTGAGCAATTTGACCTAACGTATCTCCTGCTTTAACTTTATACGCCATTACGCATCATCTCCACTAATTCTTCTGAGCGTCTGCCGACCTGACGATACCATTTTGAATCTACCATTTCGTCAGCGGCTTTTTCATAGTTACCTTCGTTGACAGCCTTCAACATATTTTTAAATTTGCTAAGACGATTTCGGCCAAGATTAAATGCCATGTTGACAAGAACTCTTTGCGCTGTTGGTGTTTGTCCTGCAAAGTTTAACACAAGGTTGCAAGCATCAGAGTATGCAACGTTGCAATCTTTATGAAACACATCTAGGATTCGTTCATCAGTTACCGGAGTTCCTACAGGCCATGAGTGTTCCATGTCGTCTTCCGTAACCATGTGACCGATACCAAAGGTTGGATAATTTTCTGAACATAAATATATTTCAGTGACGTAACCTTCATGGCGAATTAAGTCTTCTTTTACAACTTCAATTAATTCATCTCTCGTCATCATCAATTACCTCGCCTTCAATAATGTTTGGTTCTGGGGTGATTACCGTTTCGCCGCCCACACCTGTAATGGTAATTGAGACAGCAGAGCGTCCTGCATTATTTTTATCTTTTTCAAAATAACTAATCGGCAACATCCTGTCCATCAACAACTTCCATGCCGCCGCTTGATTCTTGTGTTCGTCATTTAACGCGGCGCTCATAATACTGTCAAGTACTTTTTGAGATCGAGGACTTGCGAGAAGCCTTGCCTTGAACTCGTTGATCGCCGCCGCGTCCCCTGCGGGTCTGCCACGTTTTACACGGTTGCCCGTTTTCTTAGACTCAACAAGTGACTTGCGAGGTCTGCCTCTTTTTTTCGTAGGAGTATTCTCAGTCATATACTGTACTCTATAGTTATCGCAACAAACAATGCAAGAGATTGCTAATGTTAATAATCTTTCTCTTGCGTTATCTCTAAAGTGAGTATTATTGTATCATACTTTTGAGCTTTTGTCAAGTTCTTTTTAATAACCAGTACAGACCCTTTCCTTTTCTCAGCGGGTTTCAGGCAGTAACTCTCCGCAGTGCGCGATTGATTTTTATTAATAATATCAATATACTTATCAGTGCATACGCAAATGCAAACCATTCTTATTAATATTCTAATTTCACTCTTTTTTGTATCTGGGTAGGTACTATATATCGAGTCACTGTTGTGCGCCCTCCCCCGCCTGTGGATAACTCTGGGGATAACTATTTAATTTCTGTGGATAACTGCGCTGACTTGTGGATAAAACAGCGCTGTCTGTGGAAAACTCGGGAGAGAATGTGGATAAGTAGTACCCATATGGTGCATAAGTCTGTTAATAACCCACCTGCCACGTTTCATGCCAGGAATAGCGACTAGCTAAACTATATTCGTATGGCGAGCCAGATGATTTTAGTATTGGTTAACTATGGTTAACTGTTGCATTCCGCTTTCAGTTTGCTATTATATGCATATGGTCAATGGTGATCATAAATAAAGTAAATTAATAGACTGGAGGTAGTCATGTCTAGCAAAAACGAAGCGATTCAATTCGACAATAGAGGTGCGTCTTATGCGGCATACCTAAACACTGATGTGGAATTAGTCATTGGTTCAACCGATGGTAAGCAGGTTTCCAACATGGTTGATATGGTTAACCACGTTAACCTCGATACCGATTTAATCAAGGGATATTGCGAGGACTTCGCTAGCGCACTAATCGCGCAAGGTAGCGACAAAGGGTCGGTAAAGGCCTTGAAATCGGCGCGTAAATGCATTCTCGATTTCGCTTTAGGGGTTCGCACCAAGCAGGTACGGAATGCGGAGTTATGGTCGAACGGCGAAGGAAAGGCAATGATCGTTGATTTCTTCAATGACGCTGGGTCGATCAATCAACTAGCGGGTAAGTGCCGCGATGCTGAGGATGATAACGATGAAGCGAAGGTAGAAAAACCTTGGGATCTCGGTTTGGAACTTCAGAAGTTCATAGACAAGGCTGAAGGCGAGGGTCACTCAATCGCTGACATAGCGAAGGCGCTGAAGGAGCTAACACCGAAACCCGCGAAGGCGGCATAACCGGAGGAGCGGGGGCGAAAGCCCTCGTTTTTTTACGTCTAAAATAAATTTTTTTTATAGCGGATTCTACGTACAGGCTGTGTTATACTGTGTTTACACAGTAGGGAATTTGTGCTTGCTGTGTGGAACGTTAACCAAGTTAACCTCTGGAGGGTTAAAGAATGAACGATATAACTAAAGAGAGTATATTGGGAGCTTTCATGCACGAAGTGTTGGAGAGCATTGAGAAAGTTGAAGATGTGCAAAAGAACGCGACTGCATGGAGTGAGCCGAAAGTATACGAGCCGAGAGTCAATTCTCGTGTTGGTGGTTGCTTCTGGAGTTTGATTCACGTTGCACGTGGACTCGATTCGTACGCAGACAGGCATTGGTTTGAAGAGAGAGCGAAGGCGTTCTTGGATAGGCATTGTAAGAACGTGATCGAAACTTACGAGGTGACAATGAACGATGAGTGAGTTCGTGTTGTTCATCGGCCTGTTGGCTTTTATCGGGGCGGCATTCGTGCTGTCCCATCTTATTGCAGAATTTTTTAAAGGACTGAAGAAATGAGTTATAAACTTGTAAATCCCTTGATCAATACGTGGTCACAGGAGAACTGGCAAAACGCAAGCGATACTATTTTGTTTGCAGGTTTGTCTGCTCAACAGCCTTTTCATACGATGGCTGTGCAAATGCAAGATGTGCGGTCTAATGGTGTTGACTCTAAGTTTTTGTGGGGGTGGAAGCGCGATATGTACGACTACTTGCAAGTACATGGCGAACAATTGTATGACAAGCTCATGGAAATCAAGACGACTAGATACGGTAAGTATGGTGTGCTTGAACGAGACAAACAAATGATGTTTGAGCTTACAAAAGTTCCGGGACTTGGTGTAGTCAAAGCCGGGTTTGTGATGCAGTTGATGTTTGGTCGAGTGGGATGTGTTGATGTGCATAACCTCAAGCGATTGCGTAGCGTGAAGCTGACAGACTTATCGTTCCCTAAATCTTTGCGGGATGATACCAAGCTCAAGAAGATCGAGAGCTATGTCAAGATATGTAAGGGTAACAATAGTTCCGAGAAACTCTGGAACAAATGGTGTGAAGTGTTGACATACAAGCAGTGTAATCGCGGGCGATTCAAGTCTGGCTTTGATGTTTCAATGTTTCATCTTACTGCATTACTAGGTAAGAAGCAGTTCGGTGGACTGACAGGTTAACCTCCGGTGTCCTGAGCATGACTTGAAACTGCTCACCTATTGCTGTATAGTTAACCATAGTTAACAAGGAGAACGGAATGCTTATACTTAACTATCAGAGTAAAAAACAATTGAAAGAGAATATCGGCAAGCCTCTCGACTACACAGAAACTTCTATGTTTGGTGAAGAGTTTGTGCGAGACGGTACAATGTGTGGGTCAAATCGCCCATCGCTAACCAAGATTAAAGGTCGAGAATTTTTTGCAGAGGTTACTATGTCTAATGGTTTGATTGCGAGGGTAGACTAATGAGTGATACACACAAAGGAGTACTGGTTGATCCGTACACAAAGACAATCACGAACGTTCAGGTCGGAGACTTCAAAGATATTCAGAAACACTTGCAGTGTTCCGTGTTTTGTAGCGGTGGGTATGACGAGGGTGGTGATGCCATCTACGTCAACGATGAGGGACTGTTTGAGGAGACTGAGTTCTGGTATGCACCAGAGATCTATCCATATCCTTATGCAGGGCGTGTGTTGTTCCTTGGTATTGATGCGGGCGGTAATAGCGCTGACTCGTTCTTGGATGCCGAAGACTTGGAAGACATAGAGGCTAAGTTTATGTCGCGTGATGAAGTTAAAGTAATGGGGAATTTGCACTGATGAGTATTTACAAAGATGGACAAGAGTACTTGTCTACTCACTATTGGTGGGACGAAGATGAGAACGATTACGAGTTGATTGCCACATGGCAGTACGAAGATAATGGTTCTAGTATGCCAAGTTATTGGCATTTGATTGAGGTGGAATTAGATTACTTTTCTGGTACACTACCCAATCATATTGTCGAGATGATCAGGGAAGGTTGTCAAAATGGTGGGAATATCTGGTGTAATATTGAGCGCGAAGGCGTACAGTTGGATACACTACAAGAGGTAAGCTACTACTAAGAACGATGGGGTTAACTACGGTTAACCTCGTCAATTAACTAAGGAGTTTGCATGAGATGCAAAGCATGTAATGTGGAGTTGAGTGATTTTGAATCCACTCGTAAAAGTCTAGATACTAATGAATTCATAGACTTATGTAATAATTGTTACTCGCATGTTAAGAGTGATGTCGCAACAATCGAACGGTTTGATCTGATGCACGAATCAGACGAAGAAATATTTTTGATTGATGAAGACATTAGCGATGATATGTGATATACTATTACTGTATAGTAATCGCAAGAGACAACTTATTAACTTAGTTATCTCTTTAACTGCTGTGTTGAGGAATTGATTATGATTGATATCCCTAAAGACGAGTTCACTCTTGCAATGGAAGAGCATAATGCCCACATGATATTGGTGGATTGTTGTGATATGATAGGCAAATACGGTCTGTTGCGTACACTTCGTAGTCTTCGTGACTACTGTAATGATCCAGTAGAATCATACGCTTTAGCTGTGTTGGCAGATGTATATGAGGAGAACGAGAGTGCCTTTTGTAAAGACGCACCTACCGTGCAATAACTGTGGCTCCAGTGATGGGCTGTCTATCAATGATGATGGATGGACGCATTGCTTTGTGTGCGAGGAGCGCAAGCCGCCAGAGGGCGAGTATTCACCAACCTATGAGGATGTAGTATTGGAAGCAAAACAACTAGACACTGTCCACGAGATTTATCTAACGATTATCGAGCGTGGGATTAGCAGTGACACAGCGAAGGCGTACAAGTGTGCGAAAGATGGGCAGATGTACCACTTCAATTACACTGACAGCCAAGGTAATATCATTGCGTACAAGACACGCACGGCTGACAAAAACTTTCGGACAAATGGCGATTGGAAAAATGCTGTGTTGTATGGGCAGAACCTATTCAGTAAGGGCGGCAAGTATGTAACCATTGTTGAGGGCGAGTTTGATGCGATGGCGGCATACCAGATGCTTGGATCAAAGTATCCGGTGATCTCAATCCGTAACGGTGCGTCATCTGCCGTCAAAGATATACGGCAACATTACGAGTGGATAGACTCGTTTGAAAATGTTGTGCTGTGTTTCGATGGTGATGAAGCGGGACAGAAGGCCGCATCACAAGTGGCAGAGTTGCTTGGCAGTAAAGCCAAAGTGTTCCGTCATCTTGATGGGATGAAAGATGCATCAGACTATTTACAAACCAAACGTAACAAGGAGTTTGTTGATAAGTGGTGGGCATCTGAACAGCATGTACCTGATGGTATCGTTGCGGGTAATACCTTGTATGATGAAGTCATGCGTCCGGTTGCTCCTGCTGATGTTGATTACCCATTCGTAGGGTTAACCAAGTTAACCTATGGCATACGCAAGGGTGAGCTAGTTACTATCACTGCGGGGTCTGGACTTGGTAAGTCACAGTTCGTTCGTGAGATTGTGTGGCACATCTTGAACAAGACTGATGAAGGTATTGGACTTATGTTCTTGGAAGAGTCAGTACGCAAGACTGCGCTTTCGATCATGTCCCTTGCCGCTAACAAACCACTGCATCTCCCTGACGCAGATGCAACTGACGAGGAAAAGACTGATGCATATAACCAAACTCTTGGCACTGACCGTGTTTACCTCTTTGATCATTTCGGTAGCACTAGCGTTGATAACATTGTTAATCGTGTCCGATATCTTGCCAAGGGATTGGGCTGTAGCTATATCTTTCTGGATCATATTAGCATCGTGGTATCTGCTCAAGCCAGTGGAGACGAACGGAAAGCAATAGACGAGATAATGACTCGACTACGTATGCTCGTACAAGAGACAGGTGTCTCGCTGATTGTGGTGTCTCATCTCAAGCGTCCTGAATCCAAAGGACACGAAGAGGGTGCGGCCACATCATTGGCACAGTTGCGTGGCTCCGGTGCTATTGCACAGTTGTCTGACATGGTCATTGGTCTGGAGCGTAACGGTCAAGCAGAGGATGAGACTGAGCGTAATACTACCAAGGTGCGTGTACTCAAGAACAGATTCTGTGGTATCACTGGCCCTGCATGTAACTTGCTTTACTCTCGTTATACTGGTAGAATGTCTGAGGTAAATGAGGAAGAGCTATGATCAAACGAATACATGTTAATCAGCACAACATTAGAGCGAATGCCAAAGGTGCTGACTTGCCTATCTTTACGGTCAAGACTTACAAGGAGAACCGCAAGGGTAATAGGGTTGTTATTCAAGGAGACTCTGAGTTAGTCTACAGCCCTGACAAGCCTTTATCCTGCGGAGCGAAAGTGTGGATTGAAACAGAAGCGGAGGTTATAATCGAATGAAGGTATTGGTTCTCGACATTGAGACCAACCTAGCGCACGATACAATTTGGTGCTGTGTTGCGAACGGTGATGTGTACACGGATGCTACTGGTCTGCAAGCCCTTATCAATTCGTATGACATTATAGTTGGGCACAACATCATTGGGTTTGACGGGCCAGTGTTGTCACGAGTTTGGGGAGTCAAGGTTCCCCTCTCCAAAGTTCGTGATACTCTGGTCATGTCAAGGTTATCCAATCCTCAGATTGAAGGGGGACATAGCCTACGTGCGTGGGGTGAACGTCTTGGTGATTTCAAAGATGACTTCACAGATTTTGATGGGGGTCTGACTCAAGAGATGATTGACTACTGCAAGCAAGATGTCCATGTCACAACACTGCTGTACAATCGACTAAAGCGCGAGCTTGATTTAATTGTCGGATGTGCTGTGGAACTCGAGCATCAGATTGCATTTATAATGAAGAGACAAGAGGACAATGGATTCAAACTCAATCTACGCGAAGCTGTCTTATTACTGGCTCAGTTTAAAGATCGCATGTCTTTTATTGAAGACGAGATGCAAGCTGTGTTTCCTCCGATTGTGGAAGAGCGTTGGTCAGAGAAGACGGGCAAGAAACTCAAGGACAAAGTTACCGTATTCAATGTGGGTTCAAGGAAACAAATCGCAGAAAGGTTGGAGAGCATTGGTGTCACGTTTACTCGTAAAACTGAAAAGGGTAGTACGATAGTTGACGAGACAACTTTGAAGTCCATTGACAAACCAGAAGCGCAACTGATCGCAGAGTACCTAATGTTACAGAAGCGAGTCGGGTTGTTATCTTCATGGCTAGATAGTGTTAAAGATGATGGGAGGGTACATGGTAGAGTTATTACTAATGGTGCTGTTACTGGTAGGATGACGCATCAAAGTCCTAACATGGGACAAATACCTAGTGTCAACAGTGACTATGGTGCTGAGTGCAGACGACTGTGGACTGTTGATGAGGGTAATGTACTGGTAGGTAGTGATCTATCAGGCATTGAGCTACGTTGTCTTGCACATTACATGCAAGATGAAGAGTGGACAGAGGAGTTATTGAATGGAGACATTCACCAGAAGAACGCGATTGCGGCAGGGATTACCAGACCACAAGCTAAGACTCTTATCTACGCCACGCTCTATGGGGCAGGGCCCAGCAAAATTGGTAGTATTGTGGATGGGACGGCTAAGGATGGGCAAGCTATACTTGACCGCTTCTATCAGGGAACCCCTGCGCTTTCTCGACTCATGGCGAAAGTTAAATCAATGGCGAGCAAAGGGTATGTACGTGGCTTGGACGGTAGACGGATTATCGTTAGGTCAGAACATGCCGCCCTCAATTCACTCTTGCAAGGATGTGGTGCTATTATTGCAAAGCAATGGTGTATTGAAGCCCACAAGACTCTCAAGAAGCAACGGGTTCCTGTCAAGCAAGTTGCGTTTGTGCATGACGAAATCCAGATTGAAACAAAGGAGGAGTATGGTCAACAGGTTGCGCTCTGCATGGTTGCCTCCGCTGTCAAAGCGGGGATTACCTTGGACTTTCGTTGCCCAGTAGACGCAGAAAGTAAAATAGGTAGTAACTGGTTTGACACGCATTAATTTGTGTGTTATAATATTAGGGTATCTTAGGGTGGCAGAATGGTTATGCGACTGACTGCAAATCAGTTCTATGCAGGTTCGACTCCTGTCCCTAAGTCCAATCTTTTACAAAGGAGAATAGTATGACTGAAGTATTTAAGCTTGAAGACGTTGAGCTTATGTGGCCTTTCCTGTATGAGCGTAACAAGCTCAGTAACAAATTCCAAGTTGACTTGGTTAACCTCACTGGTGATCAAGTGGAGGCTATTGAGAAGACGGGTGTAAAGGTACGCCAAGATTCTAATAAGCCAGAGAAAGGCTTCTTCATTACTTGTAAGTCTACCAACTACGAGATCACTCCCTATGATAAGAACGGGGATGTCATCACTCGTGAGGTAAAAGTAGGCAACGGTAGCAAGGCTGACATCATGGTCAAGCCCTACTCATGGAAGTCTCCGACAGGGCAGTCAGGTATGTCCTTGGGCATTGCCAAGCTAGTCGTCACTGACTTGAATGCCTACGTGCCTGAGCCTGTCGAGGAAGAAGACACGTTGTGATTGCTCTGATTGACGGTGACATTCTCTGTTACCGTATTGGGTTCGCAACGAACGAGGAATCTGAGAGTGTTGCCATCAGAACGATGGCTTCATTCTTGGAAGACTTGTTGATGTTTGATTTGAATGTGTCCGAATGGCAGACATACTTATCAGGCAGTACCAACTTTAGACATGGCGTTGCTGTAACCGCACCGTACAAGGGAAACCGCAAAGGCGACAAACCAGTTCACTATGCTTTGTTGCGGGAGTACCTTGAACTGTCATGGAATGGTGTAGTATCCAATGATTGTGAAGCTGATGACGAGATCGCTATTGCGGCAACCTCGCATGGAGACGACTCAATCATTGTATCTTTAGACAAAGACTTTGACCAAGTACAAGGGTGGCACTATAACTTTGTCAAGAAAGATAAATACTACATTACCCATGACGAGGGTATGTTTAACTTCTATTGTCAGTTCCTCACTGGTGATCGTATTGACAACATCATTGGTGTCAAAGGTATTGGCCCTGTCAAAGCACGGAAGCTATTGGAAGGTAAAACAGAGCGAGAGATGTTTGCTACTTGCGCTGAGAAGTTAGGCAGTGTTGATCGTGCAATTGAGAACGGACTCCTTTTGCACCTTCAACGTACACATGGAGAAGTATGGGAACCCCCTTATGAAGACGCAGAGCGCGAAAGCAAAAGGCCGCAAACTACAACAGTGGACAGCGGATCAAATACTGAAAGCATTTCCACATCTGGAGAGTGACGATGTTAGATCAACAAGCATGGGTGTTAGTGGTAGCGATGTGCAACTTAGCCCTTTGGCTCGTAAGTCTTTCGCGTATGATGTCGAATGTAAATCGCTTGCGAAAGTTGGAGTCTATCGTTATGTTGAACAATGCGAGAATCGAGGCGCTACACAGCCACTTGTTATCGTTAAGCAAAACAGAAGCAGGCCACTAGCAGTCGTAGATGCTGAACACTTTTTTGAATTACTAAGGTTAACTATGGTTAACCAAGGAGATACCGAATGAAACACATGGTCATACCCGACACGCAGGTAAAGCCAGATCAACCGACTGAGCATCTGAAGTGGGCGGGACAATATGCCGTAGAGAAAAAGCCTGATGTAATTATTCACATTGGAGATCACTTTGATTTACCAAGCTTGTCCACGTATGATGTAGGCAAGAAGTCGTTTGAAGGAAGACGATACGTAAAGGATATAAATGCAGGAGTTGAAGCAATGCAAGAGTTCCTCATACCTATTCGTGAGGAGCAAGCAAGACTCAGACGCAACAAGGACAAAACGTGGAATCCTCGTTTAGTTTTTACACTAGGTAACCACGAGTATCGTATTGCTAGAGCTATCAATGCTGATCCCAAGCTAGAAGGATTGATGTCATTTGATGATCTATACCTGACTGAGATGGGGTGGGAGGTCTTTGATTTCTTACAGCCTGTTGTGATTGATGGTGTGTGCTACAGTCATTACTTTGTCTCAGGCGTCATGGGAAGACCTGTAAGCTCCTCAAACGCTTTGATCAATAAGCAACATATGTCATGCGTTATGGGACACGTACAGGATCGCTCAATCAGTTACGCAAGACGGGCGGATGGTAAGCGTATCACTGGGTTATTCGCAGGAATCTTTTACCAACATGACGAGGAGTATCTCAATCCGCAAACAAATGGATCATGGCGTGGTATTTGGATGTTGCATGAAGTTCTTAACGGAACGTTTGATGAAATGCCGGTGTCGCTCAACTACTTGAGGGATCGTTATGCCTGATCTATCAGAGCTTGCAGAAGCACATGCGGCAGAGCTTGCAAGGTATCGCCAGATCGGTGGTAGTCATTATCAAAAGTCAATACAACCTTGGGACTATATGGAAGTAGTCTTAACGGAAGAACAGTTCAAGGGATATTTAATTGGTAACGTAATCAAATACATATCTCGATTCCAAGACAAGGGTGGTAGTGTTGATCTAGAAAAATGTTCACACTACCTTGACAAGCTCAAAGAAGTATGGTAAAATATTATGTTCACGCTTGAAGAATTGAAAGATAAACTCAAGCAGTTAGACGAGGTGACTCTGCTGGAGACTTTGCAGATCACCTCCGATGACTTGGTTAATAAGTTCTCTGATGTTATTGAAGAGAACCAAGACTCACTGGAGAGACAGTTCGATGAAAACACACCTTGGGATAACGATTAATTATGAAAGAGATGATCGCCTCAGTAACCAAGCTATTACCCTCATGCAAGACTATTATATGTACGAGCATGAGACTTCTCCACAAGAAGCTTTCGCTCGTGCTAGCGTGGCCTATTGTGGGGATGACTTCGATCTTGCACAGCGGATTTACAACTATGCTTCGCAAGGTTGGTTTATGTTTGCGTCACCTGTGCTGTCAAACGCACCTGACCATGTACGAAACAATCGGGGCTTGCCTATTAGTTGTTTCCTTGCTTACGTGGGGGACAATCTTGATAGCCTTATTGAGCATAACGGTGAAGTAGCATGGCTTTCCGTAAAGGGAGGAGGTGTGGGTGGTCATTGGGGGAACGTGCGCGGAATAAGCGACAAAGCTCCGGGGCCAATCCCGTTTATGAAAGTAGTGGACAGTCAGATGACTGCTTACAAACAGGGGAAGACTCGAAAGGGAAGCTACGCCGCCTACCTAGACGTAAGCCATCCTGATATTGAGGAGTTTATTTCCTTCAAAGTACCCACTGGCGGTGACATTAATCGCAAGTGTTTTAATTTGTTTAACGCTGTGAATATCACAGATGACTTTATGGAGAGTGTAATTAATGATACAGAGTGGAAACTTAGAGACCCGCATACAGGAGCTACAAGAGATACAGTCCAAGCTCGTGAACTGTGGCAACGAATCCTTGAAGCTAGGTTCAGAACTGGCAGTCCTTATCTTAACTTTATCGACACGGCCAGAAGATACCTGCCAGAAGCTCAAAGAAAACTTGGACTCTCAATTAATGGCAGTAACCTCTGCAATGAAATCCATCTCGCAACAAGTGAAGAACGCACAGCAGTCTGTTGCCTCTCCTCCGTCAACCTCGAAAAGTATGACGAGTGGAAAACAAGCGGAATGGTTGGAGACCTTATCCGATTCTTGGACAACGTCCTTCAATACTTTATTGACAACGCACCAGAAGAACTTGGAAAAGCTGTCTACTCAGCTTACAGAGAGCGCTCAGTCGGCCTTGGAGCAATGGGCTTCCACGGCTACCTCCAAAGTAAAAGTATAGCGTGGGAATCATGGCAAGCCGCAAGTGAAAACTACAGAATCTTCAAAGACATCAAGTCGCAGTCTACAGACGCCACCTACGAGCTTGCTGTGGAACGTGGCGAATGTCCTGATGGAGTGGGTACTGGTGTTAGGAATATGCATCTCTTGGCTATTGCTCCTAACGCTAATAGTAGCATCTTATGTGGGTGCAGTGCTAGCATTGAACCACGCATTAGTAACTGCTATGTTCATCGCACTCGTGCCGGTAGTCATACTGTACGTAATCCGTATCTGGAGGAGGTCTTAGAATCTTATGGTAAGAACACCAAGAAAGTATGGGCATCAATCATTGAAAGTGAAGGCTCAGTTCAGCATTTGGAGTTCCTTAGCAACGGAGAAAAAGACACATTTAAGACGGCGTTTGAACTGGATCAGTCGTGGGTTGTTGAACATGCGGCCAAGCGACAGGAGTTTATCTGCCAAGGTCAAAGCGTCAACGTATTCTTCCCGTCTGGGACTGACAAGGCTTTCGTTAACCAAGTACACCTTCAAGCGTGGAGGCAGGGTCTCAAGGGATTATACTATCTCCGTACTACAGCGGGTGTTACTGCTGAGAAGGTTGGGACTAAGGTTGGCAGGAAAGCGCTTAAAGACTTTGTAGAGGAAGAGGGATGTGTATCATGTCAGGGATAGATAATCTTTTAGAAAGACTGAAGATGCTAAAAGACATTGATCCGTTTAACAAACAACTATTGAACGACTGTTATGATACAGTCTTAGAATTACGAGCAAGAAATGAAACACTGGAGAGACAATTAAATGAGCTTACTGGAATTAAATACGACTTATAAACCTTTCAAGTATCCTTGGGCTGTGTCTTATGCTACAGAGCATGAGCGGATTCACTGGATAGAAGATGAACTAGAGTTACAGACAGATGTATCGCACTGGAAATCTGGCAAACTAACTAAAGAAGAGAAGAACCATATCACTCAAATCTTACGGTTGTTTACTCAAACAGATGTTGCAGTGGGTACAAACTATCTGGAGTATTACATCCCTAAGTTTAAGAACAATGAAATTAGGGCAATGCTTACTGCCTTTGCTTCTCGTGAGTTCATACATCAACGGGCCTACGCACTACTAAATGATACCCTTGGACTGCCAGAGGAAGAGTTTACAGCGTTCTTGGAATATCAACAAATGGCAGACAAAGTAGAATTTATGGGGGACATAGATGTACATTCCTTGTCAGGAACAGGTCTGGCTATTGCACGATCTGTACTCAATGAAGGGATGTCATTGTTCAGTGCTTTCGCCATGCTACTCAACTACCAAAGATTCGGCAAGATGCCGGGAATGTGTACGGTTGTGGAGTGGTCGGTCAGGGACGAGTCGCAACATGCGGAGGGAATGGCGAAACTGTTTAGGGAATTTTGCGAAGAGCATCCAAGGATTGTGAACGATGATTTTAAGAAAGATATATACGAGATGTTTAGACAAGCTGTCAAACTTGAAGACAAAGTTATTGACCTTGCTTATGAGATGGGAGCTTTGGAAGGACTTACTGCGGGAGAAGTTAAGCAGTATATACGTTACCTTGCAGATAGAAGGCTTATCCAACTGGGTCTCAAACCAAATTGGAAAGTTAAAGACAATCCTCTCCCGTGGATGGAAGAGTTGATTGGCGGGTCTAGTATTAGTAATTTCTTTGAGAAGCGTGTGACTGATTACAACGCTCAAGGCATGACAGGAACGTGGGGTTGGTAATGTTTAGAATTTATGAAGTGTATTGCGGTGATCGTTTTATAGGAAACTATAAAGATAGTTCAGCAGATGGCGCTATTAATCAAGCATACATGAAAAGCGGCAGTGCCTCTAAGTACACAGGCAACGCTCGTCATATGTATAAAGCTAAAGAGATTGGTGTAGGAGGGAAACGATGACAGTTTCCATTAAGTTCTGGCATGTGTTCGGATTATCGTGGGAGTCTGTTGAATCACAACCTGTCTACGGCCATCAACACGGAGAAACTCCAGACGATGCGACTATTTATTTCTTTGATGGATACATCTTCAACATACCGTTCTGTAAGATTATGATCGGGGAAGTCTACGGCTTTCTTGAAACCTGAACCACCCTCCAGTGGAACTTTGCCCTGCTTCGGCGGGGCTTTTTTTGAGGTTAACTATGGTTAACTATGGTTAACCTACTGAGTTCGTAGAGGGATATCTTGTTCAAGTCCTTGCGAGAGGATATATTCATTAAAGAATTTTCTAGCAACATCAGGATCAGTACGCCGTAACTTAGCAAAGTATTGTTTTCGTACTTGTCCCTGCACCCTTCCTGTAACTTTTTCTAATAACCATTTCTTGCGCGGGTCTTGTGCATTCTGATAAGTAGCTGAGTTAATAAAGTTCTCAAGGATAGGCGTAAGCATTTCTGCTGACATTTGCCTGTATTCCCCTAGCTGTTGGGTTGTCAATCCGACACGCATGATTTCATTACCCACCCTTCCTTTAGTAAACTTCAACCGAGCTAGCTCAAACTGCAAAGGTGACTGCGGTTCTGATGTGACTCCAAATCCTGTGAGCGCTTGAACTGTATCAGTCTTTCGCGCATCTCCAATAGCACCATACTCAACTGGCAACTGCTCTCGCAAGAATGGAAAACGTTGCTGTAATTTTTCAAGAGGTGTTGCCGCGAGTCTTTCATATTCATCTGTTGATCGTGCAAGCATATTAAGAAACGCAGGAGATAGCGGTCTTAATCCAGTAGCGGCAAATGATTGCATGTATCTTTCAGGATCACTGACTACTTCCGTAATGTTTGCAAACCCTTCCATAAAAGATTTACTAAACATGTTAGACTTCATGGCTCCAAGTATTTGCCCAATTGATTCTGTTGTTTTCTCTAACGTTTCAGGCGATGGGTTTTCTTGATAGTCATCATGCGTCCGTAGCAAGTCAGAGGCTAGTCCTAGTACAGTAGCGATTGGCTCAATACGTTGGTACGATACCCATGTGTCTCCAATCTTAATTGAGTAAGGCTGAATCCCTTGGTCTTTCCATGCTTGCGCTTCTTGTGCATTACGAGGAGAACCTGTCACATTATTGTTTGCGTAGAGTGCGGCAACTCCAGTAAACATTGCGGCTCCTAAAACCTGACGAGGAATCAACTCTTCATTACTCATTTTTACTGGAGTCGAGCCTTGCAGATATTTTGGACGCAGTGCGACACCAAGGCCGGGAACAAATGTTGTGCCTTCTTTCAAGATGTTCCAAGGTGTTTTAATAAAAGGAACAAAGTAAGAAACTAGAACGCTTTCTCTTTTTATTTCTTGAGCAAGCTTAGGCCACCCAACTAACGCAGACTGAAACGTTTGTCGTAAAGCAAAGTCTTTAATATCTTTGTACGGAAGCATGGAGTCTTCGCCTTGCCCAAAGATTCTTCCTGTATCTGCTTTTAATCGGCCAAAGACTTCTTCAATTTCTTCACCTTTAGCTTCGTCAACAACTTTCAACGCATCCTTGCGATACTGATTGTACAGTGTGCGGTAGTTTCCTTTACCTGCTTCAACATCTTTTCGTGCTTTAACGGAAGCCATTTGTGCGATTTTTTGTCTACGAAATCTAGCCTTTCCGTACTCGTCAATTGCTACGGTTAATCGCGTAGGCCACCGGATAATATTCCCACCGTACTGGGCAGGGATTGAGCTACGAATATAATCATAGGATTCATCCATGTATGCTTGAAACTCTTCAGGAGTAAACCCTTGCTTCTCGTAAGCCTTAACTAGGTCTTCCATTGTAGATGTGTTATCTGGTTTTGCAAACTGAACTTTAGCTTTTGATCCCGCAATTTCTTTACCAATAATTTTTTTAGCGTCTTGCGGAGATACTTTTAGTTGCCTAGCCAAAGCTGTTGTGCTTTGAGTAATATCTAAAGGATATCCGTTATCAAAACCTTTTCTAAAAAACATTACATCTGCGCTAAACCCTTCAAGCATTGCTTCAAACATTGCAACACCATCGGCAAACTCTCGATTGCCTTTAGTTAATCTAAGCTTATCAGTCATCGCTCCTAAGATTTCAAGAGTAGGTGCTGTGATGTTTTGTAAACCTACAGAAATTCCGTTAGCAATTGGAGTTCCAAAACCAGACAAGTATCCGTTAACCACAACTTCTAAAAACATATCACGCTTACGAGTTGGGGCTGTAGCTTTGTCCAATCCTTTTCTAATTGCTCTTGTTAATTCATCATCCGAAAGAGGTAAGGTGTCTACATCTAACGTGGCATTTACACTAACGTTACATTCTTTACTTACTTCAATAGTTTCTGCAACCATTAACACTTAACTCCAAAGATATCATCAATAGGTTTACCGGCTTTAATCTTTGCCGCATTCTTTCGTCTATTCTGGTTAATTGCTTGTAGCTCTTTCAAACTGTGTGACGCACGGGTTCCGTTTGTATCAATTGCGTTTGCTAAGTAAGAGTAAAACTGTAAGTCCATAACCGCATCGTATTCATCTTGCGTATACTTAGTTGTGCGGAACGAGCCATTAGCTCTCATTTTACGCATTGTTTTATACGTGATTAAAATATTTTGTTCAATCTCTGCACGTAACGGCTTTAGTACTCGCGCTTCCATTGCACTAAATGGACGGCCTCGTTCAGCTTGTTTGATTACAAAATCAACTAAACTATCAAAGTCTTCGCCTATTGCATCAAGTGCGTCTTGCTCTGCTTGTTCATTTGTCTCGAATGTATACGGGCCACGCTTGTGTCCTTTGAGTCTTTCTATTTGCTCATAGGCCGCATCTTCACGCATCTTTAACCGGCGCAACTCTTGATCAGACTCTTCAAAGTTTCTACTTTTTGCAGGTTCTACATTTCTTCGTGACCATGCAGAAGATAAAAGCTCTGTCTCGTCAACACCTTCCGCGGCTTGTCCTGCATATCTGCGAGACGGATCAACACCCATTGCACCGACAGACTCTTCGGCTTTTAGACCTGTTGCTACAGGAGCAAACTCTTCTTCATCCGCATTTATTCTTTCTACTGGAATAGCTTCCGCCCCTGCTTTTGCAACAGCAACGCTAGGATCAGTGCCAGTTGGTTTAGGAGTGCGAACTACCGGCTCTGGATTTAAAGCAGTTTGTGTTTCAGAGCTAAGTTTATCGGTTTGACCTGTGCGGAGTTTAGCTAGTTCTGCTCCTGCGGCTCTGCCTTCTTGTCCTTTCTTTATACGTAACCGCATCTCACGGACTTCATCCATTAAACGAGTTCGCGTGGTGTCGAATCGGTCTAATACTTTTTGTGCTTGTGTTTTGTCTTCTTTAGATCGTAATCCTTTGGTTCTCTTTGCACTTGCTTTTTCAATCTGCTCAACTTTCTTGAGTCTTTCATCAATTCCTTTTTGCAAAGTTTGTTCTGCATCAGGGGTCAACCCAACCTTTGCTTTTTCAGTCAAGTCAACTTCAACATCTTGTCTAGCTTCTTCGGGTGTTTTAACGCGAGGTGCTTCAACTGCTTCTGCTACATCTTCTAGTGCAGAGTCAACACCTTCATCTATATCTTGTTTTGTTGGAGGAGTAACATCTCGTGCAATAAACTTAGACAATGCACCACCAAGCGTACCGCCAAATGCAGCCCCTACTGTTGTGTTAAGTAATCGGCTGTCACCAAACTCTTCAAACACAGGCTCAATCCCGCCTCCTGCCGCACCCACAATCCCACCACGAGCAACGCCAGTAGCGACTTTACTGCCAAGAGTAATTGGTTTTAAGAATGCCGCCGGTAATGTAACAGGATCAAGAATCGAACCTACAAGTAAACCACCGTATCCCGCATAAGGAGATTGTTCTAGCTGTACCCGATTACGAAACTCGTCCTCGTATGAGTCTTCATAAAAACCTAAGCCGGTAAGATTTGAGATGCCCTCAATAGATGACTCAAGTCCTTCGCCTAGCTGATTAAAGAACACATCTCCTGAAGATTCTTCAGGTATAACTAACGTTCCTAAGTTTAATAAAGTTTGATTAATTTCTTCAAGTGAAGTGTTATCATCAAATTTTACTTGACCTAATACTGGATGGTTAACAGTAATTGTCACGCGGATTCGTCCTTACCTATTGGCATTTTTGGTGAACCGTCTGGATTATGGGTCTTACCATATTTTGCGTCCCACGCTCTTTCTTGATTTGTGTTGCCGTAATCATTAGGCCTAGGAGGAACTTGATTTGGTCGTAGCGTTTTTGTTTCTTGTTCTTTCTCTTGGTCTTGTTGATCAGTTACGATGCTTCCCCTACCTAATGAATCTTTTGAGATAGGATTGCCGGGAAGTAAAAATCCTTCATCATTTAATGGATACCAATTTTTACCATCTAGTGAGCCAAGACTAACTCCGTTATCTCCTTGCCAAGTTACTTTAGGTGTTTGATTTGTTACTTCTTTAGCGTTTATAACTTCTGTATCGTCACCAAAATTTAGAGCGCCGCCATACGGAACAAATTTTCCATCTTTATCAAGAGTTCCTTTAACATTAATTACTTGTTGTCCAACTTGTCTGACAGGATCACCGCCCATAAACATAGGTTTATACTGAACTACGTCAACAACCATTGGACGGGTAACTTCATCAGTTTGCTTTTTACTTGCTAAAGCAGATGCTTCTGCTGATTGTTGCTGTGCTTCAGCAGTAGCTCGTCTTTGCTTTGATGTATCCATAGAGTCAGCCATTGTAATTAACTGCAATGCTTTGTCAGGAAACTGAGAAGCTAACGTAGCCGCCGCCGCCCTCATTTGCTCAGGATTTTCAAAGTTAACCCCTTCTAATTGTCCGAACAGTTCACGCTGACGAGTAACCTCCGCAGGTTCTCCACCAAACATACGGGCAAGACCTAAACCAATAGCACCACCTGCTCTGGCAAATGGGTCTTGTTGTTTTAAAACAGACATCGCGTCTTCGCGTCTGCGTTGCTCTAAAATTTGCTCTGGTGATGCACCAAAGAGACTTAATACTTGATTACGTGTTGCCATTGTTTAACCCCAAGGACTCCATCCAAAACGTTTGTACATAAATTGATCTGCGCTATTTCTGAACAAGCCTGCGTCTTGAGCTTGCAACATATTCGTCTGTTGACTTCCAATGTTAGTTCTATAGGTAGCCGCTGTGGAAGCGTTTGAGGGGCTACCTAAGCTCCCCCCAATGCGCCTCCAATAACAGAACCAAAGAACCCTGCATTTTGCCCACGTTGATCTTGCTCAATATTTGCTAGTGTTTTATAAGGATCAAGTTGCATCATACCAGAAGCATACGATGCGGCGGCTCTTGCGGTTTCTGCATCTACGCCTAATCCAAGCAAGTTCTGCTCTAGTTGATTAATACTCATACCTGCATTAAGCATATTCATAGCAAGGTCAGTTAGTGTCGCTTGCTCTCCGAAAGCTTGCTCACGCGCTAACGGAGCTAGTGCTAACAGCGCTTGATTCTGAGCTTGCGACAAACCATACGCATCTTGGTTCACCATGCCAGAGCCTCTTCCTGCCCCGAGTGCTTCTCCTGCAAGTCGTTTACCTAGCGTACCTCGACCAAATGCACTTTGCTCGACATCAAGAGCCTGTCGTTGAAACTCTGGCCGTAACATCAAAGCTTGCTCATCAAATATTTCTTGCGCTCTGGCATCAGGATCAAAAGCGGCGGCTTGATCGAATAAACTACTAGACCCTGCAAGTGCTTTAGCTAAAATTTGAGAATAAGGATCAGATAGTGTAGACGTTAAATTACCTTCTCCATCATACCCTGCTGTTCCGGCACCAGTTGTTACTGTGTAGCCTTTAAACTTTGCATCAGCGCCAAGGGTTTTGCCTAACCTTACCGCATCACCGGCTGTTCCTGCTCCCCCTTTTCCGAATAAGGCGTTTGTAATACCGCCTACAATATTACCCATTTACATATCTCCACATAGGTCTAGGGATTCCATCATCACATGGAAGTGTTTGCACATAACTATACCCAATTGACTTTACAAATTTTTCAAGTTTGCTATTGTCTGTTAAACAGTAAAACGGGTCGCTATGCATTGTTTGTAATAATCCATGTACTTTCATAAATTCTTTTTTAATCGTAGGTGTCCAGTTGCGTACATCTGCGTGTGTCCAAGTCCTGTCTGCAAAACGCTCAAAGTAAATAGTGTATTCAGGTTGTATTGCTACTGGTGTTTTTATCAAGTATGATATCCAGTAAACGTCATGTAGGATTCAAGTTGTCCTGACATACTGTTACCGTCTGCTCTTACCAGTTTAATACTACGTGCGGTTGGTGGCAGTAAGACTGTAAAAGAATCTCGTCCAGACAGTCCTGATCCACCGTCAGTACCATTTAATTCGTTAAAACCACCACAGATAAATGTTTGCAATAACGTGCCTGTTCCGCTTGTGCTGTCATATACTTGAACATTAAGACGGCCTCCTGCACTCCCTATTCCACTAAATAAAGCAGTTCCTGAAAGGATATATGTGTCGGTTACTAAATCGTAAGTTGTTCCATTGCCAAAAGAAGTTGATAGTGAAGCAAAAGTCATTGTTGGAAGAGTTACCGCAACGTTTGTAGCGTTTGTTAATCGCCCTTGAGCATCTACAGTAATCTGAGGAACGTTTGAAGCACTCCCATAAGTATCCGCAGTAACTGCTGTGTCAGCTAGTTTATCTGCTGTTACTGCATCATTAGCAATACCTGCGGTTGCAATATGGCCTCCTGTCTGAAGAACATCTTTAACATGCGCTGTTGTTGCTACTTTTGTAGAATCATCAGAAGCCGCTTGCGTAGTTGCTGTAGGGTTCACTAATGCGGGTGCGTTTAAGTCTGCTTTAGAATTAACCGCTGTTTGAATAGAGTTAAACTCGTCATCAATTTCCGTACCCTTAACAGTTTTAAGGGGATTACCTGTTAGCAACGAATCTTTAGATGCAAAGTCCGTTGATTTAGTATATGAACTCATTAGAGAACCCTACCTTGTTTTACATAAATATCTATCTTTTGAATTGACAAGGCTCCTCCATTAAGATCAGCCTCAAACCCTAATTGAATTACAGAACCACTTCCAACTCCAGGAACTCGTACAGTTTCTACAAGGGTTCCTCCAGAGTACTCTGCAATATTATATTCTGCATCATTATATTCCGAAACAGTTCCTTGTGAAATACTTAGAGGAGAGTTATTGTACAGGTCACTATAGTCAAACCCTGACTTAACAATAAAGTTTTGTCCTGTTGCTCCTACTAAACTAAACGCCAGACGTTTAAGGATTTTTGTTTGCGATGGGTTACCAAGATCAAAATAGTTAGTAAAATAAATCATTCGATAGGAAGAGTTATTATCTTGATAGCCATTGTATTGTGCAAGCCCACTAGCATGAGTCATATAAATTTTATCTTCAAACGCCATCCAGTTTGTAAAATTCATGCTGTTCCAGATAGTCGCTCTGGCTGACCCGTCCTCTAAAACAGAACGAGTATCAAAGCAGTAAACTTTTCCATACGTTGGAAAGGTTAGTAAGTAAAACGCATCATGTTCTGAGTAGACACTTTTAATTTTAGAAGCGGTTTCTGCATCAAGTATCTGAACTAAATCATCCCGAATGTTTTTAGACAAGTCCCGCATCGGTGTAGACTTCTCTTGAATTACTCGTCCAAGGCTACGTAAACCAGACTCGGATAAAAAGAGAATGTCTGTGCCTGTATTTTGAATACTGTCTCGTGCAATACACCCAACGCCTGAAATAACTTCAACTAATTGCAAGTTAATCGGATTTAAAAACTGGTGATTATTATCGGTGTCTCCAAATATAATTACATTCTTTTTACAGAAAACAATTAAGAATCCGTTGTGCGCTCCAAGCCCTACAATTTCATCGTTACCATAAACAAGAATGCCTGAGATATCTAACTCACCGGCTGTACCATTTAAAAAGTCTGTACCGTCTAATAGATTAGACCAGTACAATTTTGTTTTTAAGTTTGTTGTATCAGCTACCCAGAGCCTACCATAAGCCGCTAGAGCCGCGTTTCCTTGGGGTGCAGTACCATGAGACCATGTAGCGGTGATCGTCCCTGTAGCGGGGCTAGAGGCAGAGTTATGCAGGGTATACGTATAGGTATCTATATCAACAACAGTAATGCTGAATGTTCCGTTATAGTCTGACTCATTTGCTCCTGCAAACGTAACCGATGTTCCGGTAGCTAGTCCGTGAGAACTGTGTGTTACAGTAGCAGTTTGTTGCGCTGATGTAATAGTAACGGTTGCAGTTGTTGCGGCTTGCGAAATATCTTTAATAGTATTTGAAGTTGTATCGTGGTACAAAGGTTCGTAACCACGTTGGAAAAAGTAAACTGCATCGTTTAATGTAACAGCTTGCCAGTTACCTGCTGTAAATGTTTGCGATCCTAAGTATGAATACTCTTGTAAAAGATTATTTGTATAGCTGTAAAATTTATCCTCTGACCAAACAATAATTTCTTCTGTGCCATCAATGTCTATAAAACGATGACTGCCTTGCAGATTTGTTGCTGATGAAATTTTCCGTACAGTAAAACTTACGCTAGAACTAGAAGGAGTAGTAGGTAACGTAATTGTAATATTTGCGACATCAACGACTGTAATAGTAAAAATACCGTTGTACGTAGAATCACTACACCCGCTAATAATAATTTGGTTTCCAGTAGTTAGTCCATGAGTCGGCCAAAAAATATTAACGCTTGTGCCTGTGGCTACTCCGCCTAAACTAAAAGGAATACTGTAAACTGTTTGTGTTAAATACTGCCATCCTTTTCTAGCACCAAGCCTACCAAACTTATCAATAACACAGTTAGTAGCCTCAAGTGCAAATCCTGATTCAAGAGTAATACCAGACTCTTGGGTGTTTAAGCCAAAGAATCCGGGCGCGGCAATACTAGCTGACTGTAAAGGAGATGCCATTTAATAGTTCCACTGTAGTTCTTCAACATGACGTTGAGAGTCTTGTGCAATTGCGTCATTTAGTACACGGGCGGCTGTAGCATATGCGGTAGATGCTGATGCTCCTCCATCTTCTCCACGTTCTTCAACTGCTTTTGCGTAAGCAAGTAACATAACAGGAAGATGCGGAACAGTTAAAACATCGCTATCGTTAACAAGATCGCCTGTACGCTGAATTATATTAAAGAAAATATTGTACTGTCCGTTTGGTTTTGGATACAAATCAACAAGAGTATCTCCATCAGCACTAACTCCGTTAAAGTTATAATATCGAGGATTACCAACTGAAGGATTCTGATTTAAATAAAACTGGTTAAATTGATGTTGAGTTCTGTAGTCTAGAAAAAAATTGCCTTGATCATTAACAACATCCATAACCGTAAAGTTATTGCCAGTGCCATTTAGTTCATAGTTAAATACACCAGAAGTAGTTTGAAGTGTTAACGTTTGACGTAAGGCTGACCAGTTCCAAGCATTTTCAACCTCAGACTTTGCATCGTTAACAAGCACACCAAGCATAGATGAGTATGTATTTTCATCAACCGTGCTTACGCTACGTTCTCTTAAACGCTTTAAAAGATTTTGAACTAATGTTAAATATGTCATTTGCGTTTCCTACGTAAGAGATTAATAGTATAGCATACTTTGCTTGATTTGTCAACTCTTACCATTTTACTTTGTTTGCCCAGTAAGCGGCAGACATTTTGCCTTTTGCAATATTTTTTGCGTGTCTAGCCTTAAAGGATTTACGTTTTGCTTTCATTCGTTTAGACTCACCTGCTTTTGGCTTACCGGCTGTCTTAGCACCTTTTTCCCCAAAGCGAATTACTTTTTCTTTTCCACCTGAGCAAGCTTTTACAATGTGAGATTTTTTAGAATGATTGGGAGTGCGGCGAGGTGAGTTACACTTCATTGCTTTTTTGTTTACTCGTTTTGTCGCCATTATTTTCTCCGTCTTCCTGATGCTGTGACCTTATGTTTAATTTTTGCAGGGCCGGTCTTCCTGCGTGTGCTTGAGGCTTTCTCGGCTTTGGTCATCTTTGCCGCTACTGCTTTGGGTCTGCAAGAAGGATAAGGCCTCTTCGATCCTCCTTTGGCACTCTTTCGACCACACGGCTTTCCGGTCTTTAAGTCTATCCATTCTTC